ATATTGCTTTGGCTGTAAATATTATAAAAATAAAGAGGGGGTAAAGAAAGTGACAGAAGCAAATACTATAGCCGTAAAAAATTTAGCCCGGGGTACAGCTTCGGCTTTACCTGCAAGGCATATCAATCTAGAAACTACTACGAAATTTAATTACCACAAAGGAACATTCAATGGTAAGCCTGTGCATATAGCAAACTACCTGAAGAAGGGTAGCATTGTAGGACAGAAGTTAAGATTTGCTAACAAAGATTTTGTATGGCTAGGAGATAAAGACGTTGGACTATATGGTGAGTGGCTATGGAGAGACAAGGGTAAACTAATTACTGTTGTTGAAGGTGAGCTAGATGCTCTGAGTCTTAGTCAAGTACAGAACAATAAGTATCCAGTAGTCTCATTAAGAACTGGGGCAGCAGGAGCAACTAAAGATATTAAGAACTCAATGGAATGGCTTGAAGGATTTGAAACTGTAGTCTTTATGTTCGATGAAGATGAGCCTGGAAGAAAGGCCGCACAAGCCTGTGCTCAATTACTAACTCCAGGTAAGGCTAAGATAGCAAGCCTCCCACTTAAAGATGCCAATGAAATGTTAAAAGCTGGTCGAGTAAAAGAACTTCTCGATGCCATGTGGGGTGCTAAGGAATACAGACCTGATGGTATACTTAATGGTGCAGAATTGTGGGCAGAGATTAGTTCGAAGGAAGAACTATATTCCGTTGACTATCCTTATGAAGGACTGACCGATAAGACACATGGTCTTAGAAAGAATGAGATGGTATGTGTTACTGCTGGATCAGGCATAGGTAAGTCAGCATTCGTAAGAGAGATAGGCTATGATTTAATTAAGAAGGGTGAGAAGGTAGGCTTCATTATGTTAGAAGAGTCTACTAAAAGAACAGCCTTAGGAATCATGGGTCTTGAACTTAACAAGCCAGTTCATTTAGGTATGACTGATATAAGTAAAGGTGATATGGAGGTAGCATTCAAGGCAACCATAGGTAATGGTAATGCCTATCTATATGATCACTTCGGTTCAAGTAGTATTGCTAACATCCTATCAAGGATAAGATACTTAGCTAAAGGTTGTGGCTGTAACTATATTATACTAGACCATCTATCTATTATAGTAAGTGGCTTGTCTGATGGAGATGAGAGACGATTGATTGATAACCTATTAACACAACTCAGAGTATTAGTATCAGAGACAGGGGTAGGTTTGATTATCATATCACATCTACGTAGACCTGAAGGTAAGGGACATGAAGAAGGAGCACAGACTAGCCTATCACAACTACGTGGTAGTCATTCCATAGCTCAGCTATCAGATATAGTAATAGGTTTAGAAAGATCTAGTGCTGATGGTAGTAATGATACTGTGGTACGTGTGTTAAAGAATAGATTTAGTGGTGAGACTGGTAAGGCTTGTACTGTTCGGTACTATCCCAAGACAGGCAGACTACATGAATCTGTTGAAGACTTTACAGGAGAGGAATAGTTTTATGGTAAAAATAATTAAACCAACTAAACTTGAGGTCGAACAATTAGAAGCAGATAAACAAACAGAAGCCTATGATAAGCGATTACAGTATTTCATTGACAAGATACGAGAAGCTGTTGAGAAATGTGAGGCTGATCCGTATAAAGAAATAGAGATGCATGTAGTTAATAAAGAGTCAGCGGATGTAGTTGAGGAAATATTATTTCATGTCAGGAAAGAAACTCCAGCAGCCAATCAAATCAAAGTTGTACAGGTAACTGTCCATTGATCTTTGATTTAGAAACTGACGGTTTAGTACCAACCAAGATACATTGCATTGCTATTGATGGAACTGTGTATACAGATATAGATAGAGCTGTAGAAATATTAGGAACTGCTAGTGTTATAGTAGGTCACAATATAATAGGCTTTGATATACCAGCTATACAAAAGTTCTATCCTTACTTCAACCCTAGTAATGTAGTAGACACCTTAGTATTATCCAGACTAATCTTTCCTAACATGTTAGAAAGAGATATGATTCGTAAGGACTACCCAAGGAAACTTGTAGGTAGACACTCTCTCGAAGCATGGGGACACAGACTAGGATTACACAAGGGTGACTATGATGGTGGCTGGGAAGTATGTAGCCAAGAGATGTTAGACTATTGCTTACAAGATGTAGCAGTAACATCTAAGTTATATGAAAAATTAATAGCAGAAGATTTCTCTAAGGAATCTATACTGATTGAACACCAAGTTGCACAGATAATTAAAGAGCAACAGATAAGAGGTTTTGCTTTTGATGTACGCAAGGCTCAACAACTATCGGCTACCTTAGCTGACAGGCGTGAACAAATCAAAAGACTATTAGCTGTAGTCTTCTTAGACTGGGAGATACGCACACCATTTATACCTAAGGTTAACAACAAGACGAGAGGGTATGTGAAAGGTGTCGAGATTGATAAGATTAAAGTTATAACATTCAACCCCGGGTCAAGAGACCACGTAGCTCATAGGTTACAGGTACTTAAAGGATGGAAGCCTAAAGCTTTTACTCCTGATGGTAAGCCTAAGATTGATGAAGCTATACTATCTAAGTTAGATTATCCTGAAGCTAAGTTACTTTCAGAATACTATATGGTACAGAAACGTATAGGTATGTTATCAGAAGGAAACCAAGCATGGCTAAAACATGAAGTCAATGGTCGTATACATGGTGCAGTTAATACCAATGGTGCAATCACAGGTCGAGCTACCCACTTCAACCCTAACGTAGCACAGGTACCCAGCAATGGTGTACCCTATGGTGAAGACTGTCGTTCATTATTTACTGTGGCTAAAGATAAAGTCTTAGTAGGTATTGATCTATCAGGATTAGAACTAAGATGTCTTGCACATTACATGATGCCTTATGACAACGGTGTGTATGCTAACGAGATACTTAATGGAGATATTCATGTGGTTAATCAAAGGGCCGCTGGACTTTCAACAAGATCTGAAGCTAAGACATTTATCTATGCACTGATCTATGGTGCAGGAGCAGGTAAGATGGGTGAGATAGTAGGTGCTGGTGTGAAAGCTGGTAGTGCTATCCGACAGAAGTTCTTAGATGCTACACCTGCACTAGGTACCTTAATGAAGAACGTACAGCGAGCCTCTAACAAAGGGTTTGTCTTTGGGATTGATGGTCGAAAGATTAAGATTCGTAATCAACACTCTTCACTTAATGCATTACTACAAAACTGTGGTGCTGTATTATGCAAACAATTCTTAGTAGAGTTTGATAAATTATTAACAACTAAAGATCTACATAGTAGGGCATCACAAGTAGCATGGATACATGATGAGATCCAAGTTGAATGTGATCCTGATATAGCAGATAAAATAGGTGAGCTTGCATTACTAGCTATAGCTAAAGCTGGTGAACATTTTAAGTTCCGCCTTAAACTGGATGGAGAATATAACATTGGAAACAACTGGGCTGAGACTCACTAACGTCAGGCAAAGACAGAAGCAAGCATTCAATGCCAAGAAGTTTCAAGCAAAGAGACGAAACATTTTGTTTACACTGTACTTTGAGGATATATATTTTCCTAAAGTCTGCCCTGTGTTGGGACTAAAGTTAGTATATACTTTAAGAGAACAAGGTCGATCATATCCAAACTCACCAAGTTATGAAAGGGTAGATAATGAGTTGGGGTACACACCTAACAACACTAGGATTATTAGCATGAAGGCTAACACTATGAAGAACTCTGGAACCTTATTAGACTTAAAGAAACTTGTAAAATACTATTCACAATTTGAAACATAAAAGGGAGAACACTATATGACTAGACCACATAAGATAAGAGAACCTACAATTACTTATAACTGTAATATACAAACTACAAACTTTGAAAAGTTAAGGCAGATATCTGCTGATCAAAGCAGACAGAACAAACACCAAGTAGCTATTGCAGATTTAATAAGACAAGCAGTAGATGAATATTTAAAAAAGGGAGAGCAATAACATGAGAGAATTACTATTAGATGCAGACATCCTGCTATACCAAGTCGCACTTAAGTGTGAGATAGAAGTAGACTGGGGGAACGACCTGTGGACTCTAGCTTCAGATCTTAAAGAAGCAAAGCAAAGGTTAGACATAGCAATGGATGAGCTGATGCACAACCTAGATGCTGACCTTATAACAGGAGCATTGACTGAACCTAATAACTTTAGGAAGAACTTATACCCTGAGTATAAAGCTAATCGTAAAGATAAACGTAAGCCTCTAGGTATGAAAGCCTTAAGAGAATACTATGTAGCTAACTATACTACTAAAGTATTCCCTACCCTAGAAGCTGATGATGTATTAGGCATACTAGCAACAGAGCCCTCAAAGAATGAACGCATCATTGTATCTATTGATAAGGATCTAGGTCAGATACCTAGTAAACTATCAGTTGACCAAGTGACTATCACTAAGACTACCAAGAGACTAGGTGACAGACTACACCTCTATCAGACTTTAATCGGTGACACAGTAGATAACTACAAGGGATGCCCTGGAGTTGGACCTGTGAAAGCTGACAAGATACTAGGTAAGTCATGCTCTTGGAAATCTGTAGTGGAGGCATTTGCTAAGATGGGCTTGACTGAAGCTGATGCTTTGGTTCAGGCTCGTCTGGCTAAGATACTACAGCATGAAGATTATAATCAGAAGACAGGGGAGATTAAATTATGGAAGAGCAAGTACAAGAGCACCATGTAGATTTTATTAAAAGAAAAGAAAGGGAGTTGAAGATGATTAAGAAACCTGAAGAAGATAAGGTAGATAACCCAAGCCACTATGCTAAGTGGTCTATCCAACCTATATCTTTTATCATGCGTAATGGGTTTGAGTATTGGAGGGGCAACATAGTTAAGTATGCAACTAGAGCAGGGTTTAAAACCTATGATGATATGAGTGTATCTGAATCAGAGATAGTAGACCTACAAAAAGTAATAAGATATGCTGAGATGAGAATCAACCAGCTCAAAGGAAAGGTAGAATTATAATGACAAGTACAAGAGCAGAGATAGTAACAAGAAGAACATACAACAGACCAACCAATGACGCTGGTACTACATTTGAAACATGGAAAGAAACAGTAGGAAGAGTAGTCGAGCATCAAGCTTGGCTGTGGTCTAGGGCTAAAGGTCAAAAGGATCTGACAGCTATAGAGAACCTAGAGTTAGAAGCTTTAGGTCAGCTGATGATAGAACGTAAGGCTGCTGTATCAGGTCGTACCCTGTGGCTAGGTGGTACTGGTATCTCACGAACCAGAGAAGCCTCACAGTTCAACTGTTCCTTCGTACAGGTAGAGACAGTACATGATGTGGTTGATGTCCTGTGGCTTCTAATGCAGGGTTGTGGTGTAGGCTTTAAGGCTACCCCAGGAACACTTAATGGTTTTGTTAAACCTCTTAAGGTAGAAGTTGTACGTAGTATAAGACATGAGTATGAAGACAGCAAAGCTAAAGGTAAAGAGAATAACTATGAATCTATTGAAGATGGGGTGTGGACTATTAAAGTTGGTGACTCAGCTGAAGCTTGGTCTAAAGCCTTAGGTAAACTAGTAGCAGGTAAACATAATGCACATACACTTATCTTAGATTTCTCAGAGATCAGACCTTCAGGTAAAAGACTTAAGGGTTATGGATGGATATCTAGTGGAGATGATGCTATATCAATAGCCTTCCCTGCTATAGCTGGTATAATGAACAAGAGAGCTGGTAGATTATTAAACAAGATTGATATCTTAGACCTTGTTAACTGGTGTGGTAGTATATTATCATCAAGGAGATCAGCTCAGATAGCACTCCATGACTTTGATTCCTTCATGTGGGAAGAGTTTGCTACAGCTAAGAAAGACTTCTGGGTAGAGAACCCTCAACGTGGACAATCAAACAACAGTCTAGTCTTCAATAAGAAACCTAGTAAGGCTGAACTTTACTATGTCTTCAAGCTAATGCAAGAAGCTGGTGGTAGTGAGCCAGGATTTATCAATGGTGAGACAGCTAAGAAGAGAGCTGAGTGGTGGAAGGGTGTTAA